CGAATTGGATGTGGAGACTGCGTAGTGCTCAGTAATGCTTTTAATGCCATTTCCGGTTGATCCGGTATCACCTTTATCCCCTTTACTTCCCTGATCACCGTATGATCCAATGACGCAAGGCATAGTTGTACTCGCCACGGTTCCGTCGGTATACTTCACAACCTCATAATTCCAAAGATACTTCTTAGCCGCAGACACAGACTGGACAGCTGTTGTCCATCCACTCGTCGCCGTTGTAACTCCGCTGGAAGATGCCGTTGCCAGGTAATAATTGACTACTGATCCAATACTCTTTCCATTGGTGCCATTTGCACCATTGGTTCCCATACGGCCGACACTATATATCGTGGATGTTGTGTTGTCAGTGTAAGTGATGATTGTACGTGTCCACAGATACTGCCCCGCGGATGCAGATGGCACAGACCCAGACCATGTGCCAGTTGGAACTGTTGTT